AAGGTAAATTGAAAACACTTTTGATTTCTTTACGTTTAGCTTCTAAAGCTTTAGTTAGATTGTTGTAAGTCGTACGCTCGTTATATGCCTCTTTGTAGGTTTCTGCTGTTATTTCTCGATTTGAGTATTTAGCAACAGCATCAGCGACTTGCGCCTCAATACTTTCACGGTCAATTTTGATGACCGCTGGTTTAAATTCAACATTGATTTCTGTTAGTGTGTTATTTGTTACGTCTTTCATTGTTTTATCTCCTATAGATCATTAAAATTTGTTTGGTTTTGGCTTGGTCTTTGTTGTGGCATTAGTGATTTGATGTAATTAATCACTTCGTTAAAATGTCCGCTTGGGACAGCTCTAAAATCGTTGATGTTGTAACGAACCAAAATACCACTTGCTACAATATCTGGGTTTTGGTTGGTCATCTGCGCAAGCTGATTGATGCCGTTATAAATTTGCTGCAATTGATTATCATTGATGTATTGCGTTTGCTGATTTGAATTTGTGGCTTGTTTTTGCTGTTTTCGATACTCGTTTGTATCAGCATCCTTAGCATCATCAATTAAGAAAATACCATTTAACGCATACTTCCTAGCATAGCTTGACGCTGCTCCTGTTATCTGAGATGCATCCATACCTTTTTTCTTTTCTTCCTCACGGGCTCTTGCCTCAACCGTAATTTTTTCGCCTGTGTTTACATCAACGAAATCAAACGTAGCTACCAGATAGTATCTATCGCCAACTTGCTCAATAACATCTTTTCTAAAAAATGCTGTACAGTCGTTTTCCCATAACAGTGGCTTTATAGCATTTAAAATATCCTCAGCATTCCTGTAGCTATAACCTCCAAATTTGTTATATTGATCTTTAGGGACGTTTAAAACTTTTTGTATATTTAGGAGTTTTTTATAAATCGTTACCTTTTCCATTCCTGATCCTCTAATTGTTCATCTTTCCAGCGATCATAAGCTTCGTCCTCATCACCCTGAAATGCTTCTTCGTGGTCCTCATACGTGCTTAACCAATTATCGTAATCAAAATCGCCAAATAATCCATGTGTCATTTGTTCACCTCAACAGCTTGCATTAAGTAGTAGCAAGTCTTTAAGCCATAATCAATGCGAACGATATCGTTAGCTTCATTGTATTTCTTATCCCACTTTGGCTTATCAATTGCTGAATTAATAGCTACATCACGTTTTAGTGCCTTAACAGCATCTTTGACGTTGTCATAAAAGCCGATGTGAAACTTGCGGTGACCGTTGACAATGTGTAGTAGTTCGATTTTCATTAGTCTTCGTCCTCATCTGGAAATAATACATCGCGCGCTGCTTCTGGTACATCTTTGCCATTTAGCACATCTTCAAGAATGTGTGAGATAACGTGCATTGTTTCAAAGGATATCAATTTATCTTCTGGCTGTTCAATAATTCCATCCTTGTGCAGCCCAAGTGCTAGTATTGATATTCCGTGCAGGAACTCTTGCAGTTCTTCAATACGTTTCAAAGTTTTGTGTTCTTCTAAAATTGTTTGTTTTAAATCTGCCATTGTGTTCTCCTATTTTTGAAAATCTCTGTACAAGCTAATTTGGTGCTCTCTGCTTTCCTCGTCATCGTCCCAAAGCTCGGCGGCTGCTATCAGCATTTCCAGGAAGTCGTTATCAACCTCAACTGGTTTGCTACTTCCTTGCTTTAGCTGTTCAGCAGCTCTCAATTGCTCAACGTTCGTTATGCCTTGCGAACGCATACGAACCAGAATACCGACGACATAATTTAGAAACAGTTTTCCGTTTCTGACAGATATTTTCAAAGCTTCGTTAATCAGATTAATAGAATAGCCATCCTCTTTAACAAGCTTTTGAATATCTTCCAGTTCAAACGGTGAAAGCATACGACCAAAATTAGCTTCAAAATTATTAATAAGTTCCTTTAATTCCATTACACCCACTTATTAATTATTAGTAATTATTTATTATTAATATTTATTGTTAGTTAGTATTTGTTAGTGTTAGGTTTTACAACTTTGTAAAATACAACTTTGTAAAATACAACTTTGTAAAACCTAATTTTGTAAAGTTTGATTGAGATTTGTTTTTAAACTCTCAAATATTTCATCACTAATTTTCCTATCAGCACAAAATCTAAAGTATTCAACACCTTTACCTCGTCCCAAAGACTTCTTATAAGTCCTAACATATCCAGCATTTTCAAGCTCTTCTAATGTATTTCTGACACTAACAAGACCATCTTTTGAGCGTTTAACCAATTCTGTAGGATATACACGCCACTCGTCTTTGTTACTGAGAATGACCAACAACAATCCTTTGGCTTTATTTGATAAATCTTTGTCTTGTATGAATTCATTACTGACAGCTGTATAGCTACTTGTTAACGTTTTGAAAGATATATTGCATCAGCTTGCCTCCAATTGTTTCTCGTTAATCGCTTTTAAAATGTTATAAACTTGATGACCCGCTGGGATGACGTAGTCAGTAATGTCCTCAAGTTCCGTACCATCAGCCATTACGTGGATTATTTTGTAATGCTTTTTAGCCATAGTTTCTCCTTTCTTGCTTGAGCCAAAACATTCAATGTGTCTGTAAGTGTTAAACCAATTAAGCTTGTAATAAGTACCTCGCTTAATTGATAATGTTTTCGTTGCCAGTTTCTCACTAGCATTTCTTGTGTACTATTAAGTTCGTTCATGTTATAATTTAGTTAGTTATAATTTGTTAAACACTTCATGAATTTTTGTTCATAAGTGTTTTTTATTTTTTATTTGAACGAATTTTCGTTCACGTCGTTAAAAAATTAAGCTGGCGATGCAGCTGGTGAAAATAGATATTTTAAATCATACTCTGGGAAAAATTTTTGTTGAATTTTAACCGCTTCATCAAATTTAAATGGATATGTCCCATTGATTTTATCCCTTACCGTTTGAGCTTTGATACCTAGATAATCAGCAATATCTACAAGAGCCACCTCTTTCTCAATTCTAGCTTGTTCAATGTTTAACATTTTACTTCTCCTTTCTTTAAACGAATTTTCGTTTAATTTGCTATTTTTTTAAGCCATTCCTTAGGCTCACTTAGATAATAAACTAATTTTCGTTCATTGTCAAGAGGAAACAAATATTTTTTCGTTTATTTTTAAATAGACAAACGAAAAATCGTGTGTTATAATCATTTTATAAGGAGTGTAAGATAATAAATGAACGAAAAAGAACTACGAGAACTTATAGAGCGGCGCTATGGTAGTGTCAGACAATTTTCAATAGAAATTGATATGCCAGCGTCTACTATTAACTCTATTTTAAAAAGAGGTATTGCAAACTCAAATGTTGAAAATGTATTAAAAATTTGTTCAGCATTAGGGATTAGACCTGAAATTTTTTCTTCTCTTATAGAAAATACTGATGATAAATATAAAGAGATTGTTTCTATTTATAAGAAACTTGATCAAACAAGACAAGAAAAGGTTTTAAACTTTGCTAGCGATCAACTCGCTGAACAGGAACAAGAAAATACTGTTTCTTCTATTTTTAGCAAAAAAGAAGATGACGACGAATACATCACCGACTATGTTCAAGGTTTGGTGGCTGCTGGACGTGGTGTTTTCCAAAACGATAATCTTTATATGGAAGTTAAATTAAAAGCCGAAGACGTGCCAGAAGAATACGATACAATCGCTAAAGTTGCTGGTGACTCAATGGAACCATTAATAAAAGATAATGACTTGTTGTTCATTAAAGTAACTAGTCAGATTGAGCCTAATGAGATTGGTGTATTCCAGGTTAATAACAAAAACTTTGTTAAAAAGCTAAAACGTGACTACGACGGTAGATGGTATTTGCAAAGTTTGAATGACAAATACGAAGAAATTTACCTATCAGAAAACGACGACATCCGAACAATCGGAGAAGTCGTTGATATTTACCGAGATTAAAAAACTACGTGCAAAAGACTGAACCACGTTAAAAGCTGGAGGAGGATTTTATGGCTAAGAAAGGCAACCAAAAGAACTCTAAATTAACGATTTGGGTTCTTGGGTTTATCCTAGTCTGTCTTATTATCTACCTTTTATCAATCGTTATGCCGATTGTTTTAATTGGTGGTATTGTTGGTGTTTGGTATTTTACCAAGAAAAAGCCAGACACCAGCAAACGTAACATTTCAGCAATTGTGGCTGTCGTTGGATTGTTAGGAAGTGTTTTTTTAACATCTAATACTTTAAATGCTAAAAAGACAAGCGTTCCTAGCGTGCCATCTGTTTCATCTGTAAGTTACTCTTCATCTAAGAAGAAAAAACAGAAAACCGAGGACACTTCAGCAAGCACTATAGAGTCATCAATTCTCAAAGAAGTAGCAAGTTCATCAAGTACTGAGGCATCCTCAGAAGAAAGTGCGCCTGATATAACAAAAGACAATATGCCTGCCATTATTGAACGTGTTCAACAACGTTTGTCAGAAGATGGCTTTGATATGACAGGATATAATCTAACTTATGATGATACAATTTTGTATCTTGTTGTACCAGACGAAACAAAATACTATGATAAGACTAAACTTCAACAATTCGCTGACGGATTTCAAAATAAAGTCCATTCATACTTTAATGGTTGGGCTTTAGAAAACAATTATAACTATAATCGTCCACCGCTTTTGGTTATTAAAACACAAAGTGGTGATCGCATTGCTAGCGAAACACTTTCAGGAAGTATGAAACTTAAAAAATAAATAAAAAATCCTCATGTTCTCCATCGCCAAACTTTGAACATGAGGAAAGATAAAACTACAAGAAAAACAGGCATTAAAAAGCCCTTTTTCTTGTACCCATTTTATCATTTTTCAACGATAATTGAAAGAGGTACAAATATGAACAAAGTAGCTATCTATGTACGTGTATCAACCACAAACCAAGCCGAAGAAGGCTACTCTATAGAGGAACAGATAGACAAGCTAAAAGCATATTGCATGATTAAAGATTGGAGTGTATATGATGTCTATGTAGATGCTGGTTTTTCTGGTTCTAATATCAAGAGACCAGCTATACAAAAGCTTATCAAAGACACAAAAAGGAAAGTCTTTGATACCGTTTTAGTCTATAAACTTGACCGACTAAGCCGAAGCCAAAAAGACACATTATACTTAATCGAAGATGTTTTTTTAGAAAATAAAATAGACTTTGTCAGTCTACTTGAAAACTTCGATACTTCTACAGCTTTTGGGAAAGCTATGGTAGGTATTTTATCGGTGTTTGCTCAATTGGATAGGGAGCAAATTAAAGAGCGTATGCAATTAGGTAAATTAGGGCGTGCTAAGTCTGGTAAGCCTATGATGTGGGCTAAAGTCGCTTATGGCTACACTTATCATATTGGAACAGGTAAAATGACCGTTAATCAGTCGGAAGCTATTATTGTAAAAGAAGTGTTTAGCTCATATTTGAATGGACGTTCAATCACTAAATTAAGAGATGATTTAAACGAGAAATACCCAAAAACACCAGCTTGGAGTTACCGCACTATAAGACAGATGCTTGATAATCCTGTATATTGCGGTTACAACAAATACAAAGGTCAGGTATACCCAGGAAACCACGCGCCTATTATTTCCAAAGAAATATACAACCAAGTCCAAGACGAGCTTAAAATTAGACAACAAAAAGCATATGAGCACAACAATAATTATAGACCGTTCCAATCAAAATACATGCTTTCTGGTATTGCACAATGTGGCTACTGTAAAGCGCCTTTAAAAATAACATTAGGCACAATCAGAAAAGATGG